CTTTGAGTTTCTCTTGTTATTCTTTCATTTCTCATTTTCAGGTCTTTCAAGCCGTGTATTGCCCTTACATGTTTCGCTTCTTGGGAGTTTAGTATTGCCAGATTTGCTTTTATGTCCATTTGTTTTTGCAACAAACCGACCTGTTCACGACTGCCTGCGGCTATATTGTCTGTACCCCTTGCTTGAACGAATTGTTCACCAGATATAGCCTGAAGAATCAAGTGCTGAGTTGTAAGAGCCACGTTCATGTTCTTTATGTTGATGAATCTCTCAACAGACGTATTAGCCATATTTGAAAGCAGACTGCCCAATTCCATGAACAGCGCAAGCCTTTCATCATCTACACCTACTGCGTCACCCAACGCCAAGAAAGAAGTAATCAAGTCAGTGTTTGCTTGTGTCATACGTATCTGTGCCTTGGTTTGACCTATGACTACTGGTGTTAGTTTTTGACCCATTTCTTCTCTGACGTTCTCTAGTTCAGCCTGTAGAATCTTCAACTGGAAAGAAGGGTCTTCTTGAAACAGCGCCATCTCTTCTGTCACATCGTCAAGACCTTGTTGTGCTTGAGTAGCCAAAGTAACGCTTCTTTCATAGTTATCCATCAACTTGATGAACCTGATATAGTGGTCATTACCTGCTACTGTCTGTGCTATGTTCTGTTTTACAGCACCACTAAGTGTAGGCCAATGTTCAGCAAGCCTACCAAGTATGTCGCTTAGGGGAAGAACTGTACCTGTCGTATCTTTGACTGAACCGATGTATTGTTCAAGAACAGCGTTGTTGTTCTTTATGTTTGAACCCAAACGAGCGTAAATCATACGCAAAGCACGACCAGCCTTACCTTGTTGTTCACCAGCCTCAATCAAGACAGCCGAGAAAGCAGCCATCTGTTCTATGCTATCACCAGCAAGAGTCGCTGCCGATGCGAACTGGTTCATAACGAATGTCAAGTCTTCCATCGTAGCAGCCGAGCGGTTCTCAATGGTGTTGAGAGAGGTGATAGTCTTATTCAGATTCTGAGTTACCAAGTCAGCCTGTTGTTGTGCGCTCATCAAATCGAATTGTGCTTCAGTGGTTTCCCCGAACATGAAGTTTGTCTGAGCCTGCAATTGAATCATACGCTGTGCTGCAGTTTCCGAAGTCATACCACCGACGAAACCGAATTGTAGCGAACCCTTGGTAGCAGCCAAAACCGCTTCTTGAGACTTCAATATACCTGAAAGTTGCGACATCCTTGCACCGGCTTGGAAAGACTGCTCAGCCGTAAATGCGAATTCTTCACCAATACCACGCAATTGAGTTTGCATTTCTTCCATTCTTACGCCAGTGATACCTCTTGCGAACTTCTCGAACTCAATACGAGCCAAAGAAACATTGGTAGCAAGGGGAACTGTGTTATCCAACACTTGCTGGAAGGCATCGCCAAATATACGAACTGAATCAGTAACAGCCGTCATTGTGTCAATCATGATAGATTCAGTGATGTTCTTGAATGCCATCATACCGGACTTTGTTTCCGCCATGAACTTTTGTGCCTGGAAAGAACCAACCACATCGAAGAAAATCCTTGCTGCACCTACACGCGCCATAATCAATCCTCCTTGATAAAGCCTGACTGCTGCAGATGCTTAAACATCTCGGCTCCAGATACTTCTCTCTTGGCACGACGCTGGTTGCGCCGAGCCACAGCACCTTTCGCCCTTTTACCTACATCTGTCTTGCCTAAAGCATCTTCTCTTTGAGATTGTATTTCCATACAAACTTCCAAGTCGAATTCCAAGGCATCTCGGCCATGAGGCCCACAATACCTATCTGCAAGTTCGGATGGCAGAATCCCCTTGAATGTTTGGCAAATGATGGGGGACACTTGCATCAATCGCCCAAAGGGACGGCTCCATCCTCCGTATCTCCTCTAACGAAACCAAGAACCTCTCTGAGTTCAGTACTTGTTAGGGTGTTAATATCGAAATCTTCTGTCATACAAGCAGTTGGTAGCCAGTGTTGTATCTGGTCTTCTACACCTGCGCCTAATTCATCTAACTTGTCAGAGAATTCATGTTGCTGTTCTTCAGTCCATTCCATAGGATTAGGACCGAAGTGCCTACATTCTCTGAAGACGCGAGCCTGCACCTTTTCAATCTTCAGACGTTCCATACCGGATGCTTGCCTAAACCAAACTTCCTTTCCATCAAAATCAAACTTTTTCTTTACTATTGTCATTACATACACCTTTTACTATGCTATACTAAGCAACAAACGTTGCTACAAATGAAGTATTTCTGATAGTATATTTAATCTTTATCAGCGTACTTTACACAAACAGCATATCTTTGGCTGTTGTTGGGGAATTCACGAACCATCTTGTCGTCGCCCATGCACCTTGTCATGAACCTCTTCCTATTTTCATAGGGTCTTCTCGTTGGCATAATATCATTCCGGTATATTATATGCGCTCCAAGCATCAGCAGCCTCATTTGCGCTGGAATAAGAAGATGGTAAGTCCCTTAGAAATTGCCTGTAGTCTCTTCTTGCCGTGGATAGCGTCATATCTGACAAGGCCCAAAAATCAGTTCTCTTCAGTTCCTTGTCTCTCCGTTGCCTAACTTCCCACCACTCAACATCAAATTTAGTAGTGACACCATCTATTGTTTCTTGTCTATGTAATGCGTAAGTCATGTTCAATCAACCCTGTAAAATACGTTAGCAACAGCCGCGCCCGTAATACTCGCTGCTGCTTGATAAGTGGTGGGGTAACTTGCTGCTAAACCATCTCCATATGAATATGGAGTGTACTGTATGACGCTTTGAATCGCGTTTCCTGTCGATACCCCTAATGGAGCGTGTCTGCCGTTCCAAGCCTGAAGGGTCGAATATCCTGACGCGCTTGCTACTGGCGCGTATGCAAGGTAGTATAGAGTCCCTTGGGTTATCGTGGTCGAGCCTCCTGAAGCCGCACTGACAGTGCCATCGTTGTAACCGCTTGTCGCAGTTGCTATTGTGGCTGACATCTGAAGTGCATTCGGTATTCTTTGGAGGATATTTGTCGCCGTGTGGTCAGTAGCCGTGTATATCCCAAACAAAACGTTGGGGCTGTTGGCGTTGGCACTTGAGACGTAGACGGATAGTTTGGTTATAGCCACTGTCTCAGGAGCGATGAAGGGAACGAACCAAACCCTCTCCAATGAGGTTGGGTGATTCGATGATGTGTCATCACCCTGCGTGTACGGAGAAAGGCCGGTTATGTTGTTCCTTACGTTGCTTGAACTTCTCCAAACCTGCGCTGTCGGGGCAAATGCGGAACCACCACTTGCAGCATCTTCCCATGTCACTGCTGCACCGGAGCCACCTGAAGTCAACACCTGCCCATCATTGCCAGCAGCAGAGCCACCAATGAGTATCTCACCCGATGAACCTACACTGAGTCTTTCACTACCTCCGGTGATGAAACCGAGTCTGTCTGCATCAGTTCTTCTAATGCCGGTATCGCTGTCACCCTCAAAGTGGATTCCGGGTTCACCATCGCTTCCTGTGCCGACCCTCAACCTTGATAATCTTGTATCACCAGCCACATACAATTGAAAGGCGGCATGTACTGTGCTTCCAGAAGTGTTTCCTATTACTGTTTTTCCAGCGTTGTCTATTTTGAAGATATTAACGTCAGATGCTTGGTCATGAGCCTCAAAGACGTTTCCCGTTCCTGTTTGTTCAACCTTGAAAAGAGCAATGTCGCTTTCATCTGTAAGTTTCAATTGTTCTGAACCTGATGTATCAGTCCAAGTCAAAGATGATATACCGTTTTCAGTCCCACCGTCGTTATACAATATTTCAGTATCACTACCTCCAACTGAACCACCACCCGCTGCTGCAATAGTAACCGAATCGGCGGAAGCGTCAGTGGTGATTGTGACGTTTGACCCACCAACGAGAGTCAGCGTGTCGGTAGCAGCGTCGGCAACAACGTTATCTTGCCCAGCCACGGCTACGTTCTTGAAAGCAACAGTGGCCCCACCGCTCGCCTGTGCAGCGATGGCTGCCTCGGCTGCGTCAGTTATGTGTTCTGTTCCGATGATGTTCTGTAATTTACGATTCTTTGGCATAGTATCACAATCCTGTTATGTCGTATGCGCTCCATGCGTCTGCGGCATCGTTGGCGCTCGAGTGGTTTGCTGGCATATCTCTAAGAAAAGTTCGGTAATTTTTCTGTGCGTCAGTCATAGTCCTGTCTGACATAGCCCACCAATCCGTGTCCTCTAATTCCATTTTGCGAGACTCACGTAGTTGTTCCCATGTGATATCCATGTATGTGACAGTCGCTTGAAGCGGGTCGCCTGACCATGTTGTTACTTTTCTATGAATTGTATATACACCTACCATTTAATCACCTTAGAATTTCAACGTACACATAACCGGGCTTGTGTAAGAAGGGGCTAGATTGCTTTGTGTTATTGTTGTCGGCATTGTGTTTGCCGAACTTGATAACACTAACACTGATTGCTGATTCACGCCAGTACCGACACTTGTGCTTGGACCGAGCCAAGGTATAGCACCGTTACTTACGGTCCTTAACGCTATGGTGTTTGTTTGGTTATCGCGGCAATAACCCCACCAATATTGGGTGTCACGAACCAAAGTCACCGTAGGTAGGCCACTTGTGATAAAAGTCGCACCCGTGGATGTGACTGGTATGTCTATTTCGCCCATCTTGGTATGTGGCGCACCATTTGAATCGGTGTATATTGCGATTTTTGCCTTTGTAGCATTAGCGGCATCTGCGCTGGTGCATTCAACACCAAATTCACTGATAGTGCCACTGTGAGGCGCAATGAAAGGTCGGAAGATGGGGTTGTCTTGGTTGCTTAACGCACCTGCACCCGTACCTATCCTACCCCACAAAGGGGCTTGGTGTATTGCGAAGCGTGTATAACTGCTATTTACTACTCCATCATCCACGGCAGCAAAACCCATTCCACCACCAGCAGCGGTAATCGTTACAGCGCCGCCTGATTCTGAGATTGTAATGTTAGTCCCTTCTGTAAATGCGAGTGTTTCACCAGCAGCCAGTGTGTTTCCACCAGCAGTTACGGTTCTTACCGTGTCTGTGGCTGCTATGGTCACGGAATCAGCAGAAGCATCGGTTGTAATAGTAACGTTACTTCCACCAACAAGGGTCAAAGTATCTGTTGCTGCATCTGCGACCACGTTGTCTTGACCTGAAACAGCGACATTCTTGAAGGCTACTGTTGCGCCGCCGGAGGCTTGGGCCGCTATTGCTGCTTCTGCAGCATCAGTAATATGCTCTGTACCGATTATATTTTGTAATTTACGGTTCTTGGGCATATGTAATCACCAATCAGAGCGACGAGTAGGCAGTGGCTTGTTGGTTCTTGAGTACTGCTGTCATCATCTCTGATTCACCGGCATCGTAAAGACCTCTAAAGTTCACAGTCATAGTCTGTGTATCTCTAGCACTTACGTTTGTTTCGGGTGCTTCATAGACAACCTTTGTAATGTGTAGTTCCAACGAGTTAGTACCATCACTGAAAGTTGCTTTAATGGCAGGTGCTGATGAAGAACCATCTTTGACCGCGTTGTTATCATAGACCAAATCATCATAGAATGGGTCGCTGTATGTCGAACTGTCATAGATTGGCTTGATGAATTCTATTGAACCTGTTACTTCACGGCGTTGTGGTGGAGGTGCTATTGTGTACCCGCTGTCACCAAGACCGTGTGCGTTGTCAGTGTCTCTGTTTAGGTTGATGTCAACCGAGAAAGACTTGACGTTAGGTGAAGCACCCGAAGCATCACCCTCGAATAGTATATCTGCATTTACGAAGTGCATGGCGTCAAGTGTGCTGAAAGTTGGTGTTAGACCTGCGCTTGCAATAGTCTGTGGGTGGTCTTCAGGCTGACCCACGAAGTCTGCGCTAACCATGACGTACTCGTTCATGGATGCGCTGAAACTAAGTCTGTCTATGACCATTCCACCAAAGGTGTGAACGTGTGTGTCTCTTTGCACCTTGACTGTGAAGGTTGGGAAAGTCCCTGCCTCAGTGAATGTGTGTACCTCTGGGCTTCCGCTGCTGTCAACCGTGTCGGTGGGGAATACGCCCAAAAGGAGCATACCAAGGAAGTCGTCAGCCTGCATAGCGAGGTTGACGGAACCATCGGAGAACTCTCTACCAACAACTGACTTTGATATACCATATCTTGACATATCTGCCCTATCAATCAGGTCGTATCGACCTGCAAAACTTTCATCATCAACTTCTCCATATCGTGCTGCTGCACCGCTGGCCGCAGCACCGCCGTATGTTGCGCCTTCTCTCGTTATGGAGACAAACCTATTATCAAAAGAACCCATGTCCCAACCTAATGCTCATACATATTTAACTATGACGCTCGCCTTAGATTAGTCCTTCTTCTATATGTGAATAGTAGTTGATGGATGCAAACAGTCTCATCATCATCTCTTTTTGTGTCCAAATTGGCAGTAAATGTATCAAGAGCATCAGTGGTTCCATTCAAACCTGTATTGGTGTATAATTCGTCAAACACCTCTCCAGCGATTTCAGCACCCAATATGTATGCTTCTTTGTAATCTGCACCAACAGTGGTTATCAATACGGATATTGAATATGAAAGGTCAACTACTGCGCCACCGAGGCTGATAGTTTCTGGAGCATTTATGTTTTGCAGCATCACATGTATGCTTGGAGGTCTTATTCGGCTGAGCATATCACCTGATATGTCGTAGCCATAAACTATTGAAGAATCGTCAACGTGAGTCTTTAGGTACATCCTTGGGGATGACTTCAGTTGCTCCACTAAGGACAACCCCAATCTATACAAGGTGTTCGTAGTCCATTGACTAGGAGATAGTTCTTGTGGTGCGAATGCTCCCTTGTCGGTGGCGTACAACGATGCCCAGTGGACTATGCCGCTTGTGTTGCCCCATTGAATAGTCTTGCCGACTGAAGAAGAACCTGTGACTTGTATGAAATGGTCTTCTCCGTATGAATCAGTCACTATCTCGCGAGCGTATAGAGTAGCAGTTGTGCCTGTCAAAGTCAATCTTAGTATCACAGCAGATTGAGTTGAATCAGCAGGGTTTAGTTCGACAGTCGATGCAGTAGAAGCACCCACCAAGTTGAACTTAGTGCCGTTGACTTGGACCTCTACCTTTGCACTACCGTTGTCCAACTTCATTAGAACTGTACCATTGCTAGGTGCTGTTTCATAGTAAAAACAACCAACTATCGTGTATGCGTTTGTAGTTGGTGTTTGGCTGTAAGTCTTGTCGCTGACCTTCCAATACCCGACACCGAATGCGTCTGAAGAAGTGGATGCAACACCAGTAGCACCGCTTTCGCTGAATGCTGTGTTTAGAGCATCACCTACTGTTGGGTCCACGCCGTTAAACCTGCTTGTCCAATAATCCTGTGTACCTGCTATTGCCATAATATCACCTTCTATATTTTCTTCCTATTTGTCTCAAGGCTCTTACATCTCTTGATAACATACCGAATGATGTTACGTTTTCTCTTGTAAGACCCTTTTGTTCTGCATTTCTCTTTGCAGTTTCACCTCTATACTTAGTTTGTCCCTTTCTATTGACATAGACATCTTCTCCAGCCACAACATCACCGATATGTAATTTACCTCCAGGCTCTTGCTCTATACCTACTATTTCATTCAACTTGTTTTGAGCATGCTCTTCTAACCTGCTTTCTATTTTTTTGTTCAACATTTCTTTCCAACCCAATGCCGGAAAACCGGGGTGCATAAACTCTCCGGGTATCATAGCCCTATTCTTACTTGTTGCTCTGTAAAACTTAGTAGAAGACCAAACGTTTGTAGAACCTGGGAAGTTCAAGTTTATCTTCACACTGAATGGCTCTTTACCTTGGTCATACAATTCACCAAATTCAGCCTCTCCTGTTGGGTCCCTGCTACCATAAACAGGGTCTTGGAAAACGTGTATAGTGAAGTTGTCTCCAGTTTCTTCTAATTGTATATCTATATTATCTCCTATCAACTTCAATGGATGCCCACGGTTATAATTAGTACCTCTGTATAGGTTACCTGCCATAGCACCGAAACCTCTCCTTAGATTAGCCACATCTTGTTTTACTCTTTCATACACTATTTCCATAGCGAGTAGTTTTATGTTGTCTCCTATGACAAGACCCATGCTTTCTATTGTTTTCGCTAGACCTCTTGGGTCAGCGTGGAACGTAGCAACAGTAGGTATGTGTGTCTTTTGAATAAAGGCAAAGTTGGTTTTACGATGACGTTGTTGTTGGTGTCCTCGTTGTTGTAGTTGTGCCATCAATCCACCGTCCCAAGTCTTGCTGCCCTATGTAGTGACTGTTCTGCTCTTCTCTTTAGGTTCGCTACTCTTGGGGAATCCCGGTCTTGGAATGCTGTTTCATCTTCCATGTAGTAAGAAGCAGCAAGGTCAGCACATACTTCCTTCAAAACGTGGGATAGTTCGCCTTCTTGAACAGTCTTTCCTGTGGCGTGGTCGAATGACAAACCAGTTACACCCGTAAGAGTGTGTGTTGATTTGCCTGTCCATGCGAAGGAATCACCATCGACGTTTCCATTACCAGCATTACTGAAGTCAGTACCGCTTGTCAAAACTATGGAAGTAGCACCGGCAGTTACAGCACCGTTAAGAGTGTTTTCGGCTAGATGCGATGTAGGGGATGTCCTACCGTAGTCTCTGTAGCACATATCTATCTCTATGCTTGCGCGTCTAATCACGCTTTCAAGCCTACTTGCTGCTCTGGTTCTTTGACCAGCATCCAAACCTATTCGGTTTGCTACATCAGCATTTGAACAATAGAAAGAATGTGCCATATTAAAGTCTTGTCTCCCTTGATATTTAGCGATTACACTCATCGTGTAACCGGGCAAGTTCGTCTATCGTGGCCCGGAAGACCACAATTACTGCACCTTCGCTCTACTTTTTTTTGGTGGCTTTTGCCTTGACATTCTTGGCCGCATCCTTGACATCATCAACGATATCCTCTGCTTCAGCAACCTTTTCCTTGACATCATCAATGGAATCAAGAACTTCATCAAGGGAAATGCTACCGTCAGCCATCATTGACTTGTATTTCCTGTAGCCCCAAGCAGCAAGAGCAACAAGGGCTGCTACTCCAACTAGGATTATCTCTATCTCATCTAACAATGAGGACGATTCTGCCACGCAATCGACAACGCAATCTACTATTGTTTCATTATTTGTTGTGTTATTCATTTCATTCACTCCTTAAAGGATATTTCCACTACTGCGGAATGTGGTATAAACGATGACGGGGTAACAGTGTCATGCAGATATACCTTCCACCCATGCTCTGTTTCTTCTAAATAAACATTGGTGTAGCATCTTTCGGGGGGATTATAGACAATCTTACCCTTACGCATCGCTATCATTATCGTTGGAGTCTTGAGTGTATTTAAGGCTTAGGAAGTTTGTGTGGTTCCAAGCCAACATAATCATGAAAACTATGTTAAGATAACAAATTAAAAGCAACTTCAAATCAGTACCTCTTTCTACAAGGGTGTTTGATATTACTATTGTAAATGCCAATATTAGAGACATCATAATGTAATTCATAAGTCCATACGTTTTCTTTCTTTCGATAAATATTCTTCTATAACCAGCAGCCATAACAATAGGACTCACGTTGCCTATTTAATACTTCACGAATGGAATATCCAATCACCATTAGAAACGCATACATATGTACGTACTGTGTTATCGGCCATCGCTGAATGAGAAGCCCAACTTGATGCTATGGAATTCCCAGAACCCAAACCCGGAGTGCGTGAACTGCCCGTGTTGTTGATAATGACGAAATATTCACCTTCCTTCGCGTTATCGGGTAAATCAAGGGAGCCAATCCCAGTCCAATAAACTGTTTTACCTGAATCGGAAGAAGCAAGAGTGTTTGAAGGGTACGCATTTGCATCCTTTATTACTCTTTTACGTGCTTGAACGCCACCACCGCTTTCTATTGATAGTGCTTCAGTAGCACCAGTGGCGGGGTTGGTAGTTCCGGTGTTATTAGTAGTTCCAACTAAGAAATCTATACCACCGCTTCCACTTACATTATTGATAATTTGAAGTCTGTTATCTGTTCCTTGGAAAGCGTGTACCGTTTTATCGCCGTCTTGCTTCAACCATAAGAACGGCAAGTCTGCGTCATCGTTGTCATCGGTGTCAGCCTCGATGATTATCCCGCAATCCAAATCAGTTCCGGTGCTAACATGGAGTCTTGCATCGGGACTCGTAGTACCTATCCCTACATTACCATCTGCTTCTATCCTCATGCGCTCATGGGAAGTGGTATCGTGATTGTCGTTTGTTGCGCTTGTTATGAAAGTTAGATAGCCGCCTTTCTCAGTCGCCGTGTGTGCTTGAGATGCGTATGCCAAGATACCTGCTGAAGCCTCGGTGACGCTGCTTGGCACGTTGCCTCCCCTACTATCGAAACCTATTCCAGCCAGTAAGTCATCTGCCGCGTTGGAACCATCGTTGTTGACAATTATCAGGCCGTTTGATTTATCATATACGCCGCTTGCAGCCTTACCCACGTTGATTTGCAGGGCGTTCATGGGAGTCATAGCCGAACCACCTTGGTCGTCATTACCTATGGCGTGGACGAAAGCATCTCCTGCCGTATCGAGGAATAATCCGGGCCTCAAAGTGCCGCTGCTCGTTCTGTTTCGGAAAGCAACACCACCACCATTTATCGAGTTATCGTGGTAGAAGTTGCTGCTGTCAATAGACATTTGGAATTTAGTCGAGCCACCTGTTTGAAATGCGATGCCTTCATAGGAAGTCCCGTCGCCGTTCAAGGTCAAAGCCTTACCACTGACAGGTGATGAAGTCCCTATACCCACCCTGCCGTCTTCCGCTACGACGAATGGTGTTGAATCAGGAGCATCGGATGAATCGACATCGACCCTAAT